CGGACAGCGAGAAGGAGTTCCGCGTCTTCTACAACGACGCGCGCCGGTTGGGCATGCCGTTCGACAAGCCCGGTACGTACTACGACCCCAAGGGCAATATGAGTGTCAGCCTGTGGGAGGGTTCGTTCATCCTGCACGCCAAGAGTGGTGCGCATCCGGAGAGCCTGGTCGGCGAGGGCCTGCACGGCGTCATCATGAGCGAGGCGGCCAAGCTGAAGGAGAGCGTGTGGCAGCGGTTCATCCGACCCACCCTGGCCGACTTCGTGGGCGAGAGCGTGTGGAACACCACGCCGGAGGGCAAGAACTGGTTCTACGACATCTACCAGGCAGGGCAGGACCCCAAGCAGGGCGAGTGGGCGAGCTGGCGGCACCCCTCGTGGGTCAACACGCACGTCTTCCGTAAGCAGACCACGCAAGAAGACGTCGACGTGATGAAGGAGCTGATGCGCCACGACGTAAGCGGCCTGGACGATGCTCAACTGGCCGAGCTAAACGTGGACCCCGAGATCATCGCCATGGCGCGCGACCTGACCCCGGAGGCGTTCGGGCAGGAGGTGGAGGCCAGCTTCAGCGAGCACGTCGGCCGGGTGTTCAAGGACTGGGACGAGGACAAGCACATCGCCGACCTCCCCTTCAACCCGAGCTGGCCGCTGTACATCGCCACCGACTACGGCTACATCGACCCGAACGTGGCGCTGTTCATTCAGACCGGGCCGCACGGGGAGATAAACGTCATAGCCGAGTACTACCGGACGCACCGCACTGCCGAGGAGTTCGCCATCGATGTGCTCAACGACGGGCGGCTCTCATGGCTGGTGCGCAACGCGAAGGGGCTGTATCCGGAGCCTGCCGACCCGGGCGCTACCGAGACGCTGGCCAAGTACTGGAAGCTCCCGGTGTTCGGTGGCACCCAGAGCGAGATCCTGCCTCGGCTCGAGGCCATCCAGCAGAAGCTCAAGCACCGGAACCCGCACCTGCCCTGGACGCATGAAGAGCGGGTGCCCTGGCTGCGCTTCGACCGCAGTTGCACGTACAGCCGGTACGAGATGGATGCCTACCGCTGGCCGGACCGACGGGTCAAAGGTGAGCGCAACGCCAAGGACCACCCGCTAGACAAGGACAACCACGTCCCGGAGGCGATCGGCCGGTTCTTCGCCGGACACGGCCTCATCGCCGCCATGCAGATGACGGTTAGCGACGCGCTCGGGCGTAGTGGACGCGTGCACCGGCCGCGTCGTTACGCCCGCCGGTAGACTGCCAGCAGCGGCCACGTCGTGCCGCCGTGACGAAGGAGAAACATGGCTGATTACGCCGCGTTCAGCAAGTACAGCAGCGCCCAGATCTACGTGAAGAACCTACCCGGCTGGGTGCCGCCGAGCCATCAGCAGCGCATCGCCGCGTACGACATCTACCAGCAGATCTACTGGTCGCACATCGACAGTCTCTACAAGGTGATGAACCGAGGGCTGGACGCTGACGACCAGCCGCTGTACGTGCCCAGCAGCCGCATCGTGGTGGACACGCTCGATCGATACATCGGCCCCCGGCTCACCTTCCAGGTGGCCCCAGGCACCGGCAACGAGAACACTATCCTGGCCGCGCAGCAGGCGTTCACCGGGCTGTTCGCGCGGGAGCGCTTCAACAGCCGGTACGCGGCGGCCAAGCGCGACGGTATCATCACCGGTGACTGGGGCTGGCACATCACGGCCGACCTCACTAAGCCGCAGGGGAGCCGCCTGAGCCTGGTGCCGTTCAAGGCCAGCAGCTACTTCCCGGTGTACGAGGACGAGACAGTCGAGGGCGGGGACCCCGACAAGCTGGTCATGGTGCTGCTCGTGGAGCGAGTGGTGGTCGGCGAGGACGAGCTGGTGCGCGTGCAGCGCTACGAGTACGTTGGCGAGGCCATCTACAGCAGCGTCGAGATGTGGAAGCCCGAAGAGTGGTTCCTGTGGCGCTACGACGACGACAACAAGGCCCCTGTCGACGTGGTCAGCCCTCCCACCCCACTCCCCGCAGGCATCACGCAGATTCCCATCTACCACGTGCCGCACCGGCCGGAGACCGGAGATGTGTTCGGGAACAGCCCCATGCGCGGTCTAGAGGTGCTTCAGGCTGGCGTCAACCAGGCCATGACGGACGAGGATCTGGCGCTGGCGCTGATGGGTCTCGGGGTATACGCCACCGATCAGGCGGGCAGTCCGCGTGATTCGCAGGGCAACGTGGTCACATGGGCCATCTACCCGGGTGCGGTCATCGAGAACAGTAAGGGTCTGCGCAAGGTAGAGGGCCTTACCCAGCTACAGCCGTACACGGACCACATCGGGCGCATCGAAGGCTACCTGGCCGATGCCTCGGGCGCGACGGATGCAGCACGCGGGCGGGTCGAGGTGCAGGAGGCCGAGAGCGGCGTCGCACTACAATTGCGGCTCGGGCCGACGCTGAGCCTGGCTGAGGTGCAGGACCAGATCATCCTGGACGTGCACACCCAGATGTTCTACGACTTGGTCCAGATGTGGTTCCCGGCCGTCGAGCAGCTCAACTTCACGGACGTCACGGTGCTTCCCGCCCTGGGCGACAAGTTGCCCGTCAACCGGTCGGCCGAGGTCACCATGGTCAGCGCGCTGGTAGTGGCGGGCATCATGAGCAAGGGCAGCGCCCGGCAGTACTTGGAGCGTAAGGGCTTCACGGGCGCATTCGACCCGCGCGAAGGCGACCTGGTGCTGGCGGAGATGACCGGGGAGGCGCAGGCCAACATGGGCGACCAGGGCCTCACGGACCGGGCGGCACAGGAGCAGGCGGGCCAGAACCCGAGCGACGGTGGTCTGGACACCACTGACCCGACGGGCACGAGTCAATGACCCGGGAGACACAAGCCGCCATGCAGGCGGCCATCGAAGCCCATATCGATAGCGATGACACGGCGGGAGTGCTGGGCGACTGGCTCCTGGTGGCGTGCACGGTCGGGCTGGACCAGCAGGGGGAGACCATGGCGCAGTATCACATGGCATTCAGCGGCGGAGAGATGCTGGACCATCAGGCGCTGGGGCTGGTGCGGAAGGCCGAGTGGATGCTCGAGAACGACGATTCTTTTCGGCCGGGTGACTGATGGCTGCGCCGCTACCGAAGCCGAACCAGCCATTGCTCGATGTGCTGGCTGCGAGCGGCGTGACCATCGCGGAGATGAACCAGATGCTGGCAGATGGGGCAGCGGAGGCTGAACGGCTCGTCCCCAAGCTGATCGAACAGCACACCACCGGCGGTACCGTGAAGGCGGCGCAACTGGCCCTCGTACTGCGCGAGCTGAAGGTGGCGCAATCGGCTCTGTGGGGCGATCTGGGGCGCGCAACGCGCTCGGGGGTAGAGGCGGCGTACCTCAAGGCGGCAGAGGCCGCAGAAGACGTTCTGCTCACGACGTTCAAGAAGGCGGGGGCCAGCCCGGCCCCGTTCCTCGCAGCCTGGCGGGAGCAGGCCAAGCAAGGCATCAACGCCGTGCTCGCCAAGGCCAAGAACGGTATCCCACTCAGTCGGGCGGTATACAAGACCCAAGCGCTGGCCACCGGCCAGGTAGACCGCAAGGTCAAGCAGGGCTTGCTCCTGGGCATGAACGCCAAGACCATTGCCAAGAGCGTCAAGGACCTCATCCTGCCGGGAGTGGCGGGCGGGGTCAGCTACGCCGCACACCGCCTAGCCAGAACGGAGATAAACCATGCCTATCAGACCAGCCAAGCCGAGCGATACGCTGACGAACCCTGGACCACCGGCATGCGATGGAACCTCAGCGGCAGCCACCCCAAGCCGGACATCTGCAACGTACTCGCTACTCGGAACGTATTCGGGCTGGGTGCAGGGGTGTATCCCGTTGGTAGACGTCCCGACAGTCACCCGAACTGTCTCTGCTATCAGACCCCGGAGCAGCTAGGCGAGGAGGCGTTCATCGAGAACTTCCTGGCCGGGGACTACAACGCTTACCTCGACGAGAAGGTCTACACGCACGCCCCCGCAAGCGAGTTGCTATGCCCCTGACACCGGGGCAGAGGTCCCGTATCTCCGAACTGGCGCGGCTGACCGTCAAGACCGACACTCCGCCCGAGCTCGTCATGGCGGCGCTCGTGACGGCGGCTGTGTGGGGAACCCTGACCCCGCAAGGGCGGTACGCCCTCCTCCGGAAGATGCGTAGCCTGCGGGCGGAGC